GCGCCGAAGCCGGGCCCGAACTCGTCGGGGTTCGGGAGCTGGTCTTCGGCTTCGATCCGGTCGACTTCTTCCTGGATCTCGTCGTCGTCCCAGTCGCCGTGCTGGGCTTTCACTCCCAGGAACCGGGAGATCAGGCCCGCGGCCCTGAGCGCCTGGAGGGTCTGGGCGTCGGTGAGCGGGTCGGGGTCGGCGAACTCGGGCCATTCGATGCGAGCCAGGTCGGTCGGGTCGACGTTGACGCCGAAGTGGGCCTTCGCGGTCCACAGGACGGCGGCGGCACTCTCGCGCATGCCTTCGCCCCAGTACCCGGTCTTCTTGCGCCGGGTGCGGCCTGAGCGGGACTTGCGGTCGTTGACTTCGGTCGCGGTCGGGTCGGCGCCGGAGCGTTCGAGCCCGAACGTGGACGCGGAGTAGCCGGCGGTCTCGACGCCGGCGCGGGCCCATTGGGTCATGGTCTGGACGTGCTCGTCGACGCGGATCTTGAACTGTTCGATCGTGATCCGTGCGGCCTCGGAGGTCGGGGGGATGTCCAACTGGGAGTACAGCTCGTTGTCGGGGTCCCAGGAGGCGCCGTTGCCGCGGCCGAGGGACTGGAGGAACGCGGCGGGGATGAACGCCCTCGACTTGCCGAGGCGGATGTCCCGCATAAGGCTGGAGGCGGTGTCGTCGAGCGCGTCGAACAATCCCATGGCGCCTTCGAAGTCGGACCGGCCGATGTCGGAGCCGCGGTCTTCCCTGGAGGGCAGCATGTTCGGGATGTACGAGACGGGCGGGACGGGCATGTCCAGGTCGATGGCTTGGGGCAGGCCGCGGGTGTCGTCGAACGCGTTGAGATCGATCGGCTTGCCGAGCTTGTCGACGGTGCCGACGTAGACGGCGTTGAAGTTCCACCACGTGCGGTTCGATGGCGCACCGGCGAGTTCGTACCGTTCGAGGTAGCGGGTGACCTTTGAGCCGTCGCGGCCGAGCTCGCGCACGAACGTCACCGCGACCAGACGGCCCCACTTGAATTCGGGGAGCGCATTGTCGGCGTGCACCGCGGAGAGGATCGGGTGGTCCCACAGGGCCTTGTCGAACGTGGTCCTGAGGTAGACGCCGCCGAACGGGGCGCACACCTCGGCGGCCTCATGCAGCCTCGAGGTGAGCTGCATCTGGTCGTCCAGCTTCTCCCATGCTTCGCGCGTCTCGGGCTTCTCGAACACGTACCGGGGCGGCTCGGCGAACAGCAAGTCAGCGGAGGCCGTGGCGATGTCGGCCGGGAGCGGCATGTGGATGCCGGTCCGCTTCTCGCCTTGCGGGATCGGGCGGCCCCAGAACCAGCGCGACATGGTCCCCACGAGGCCGCCGCGGTACTGCGAGGGCCGGTTGTCGGGGACCGGGTTGCCCGAGCGGGTCGTGTACCGCTTCCCGAGCCGGTCGGGGTCACCGGCCCACCATGCGTCGTAGTCGCACATCCGGGACAGCGCGGGAGCGTACGCCGGAGGCGGCCATTCGATGCTGGAGTCGGGGAGCGGCACGGTCACCTCCTAGGCGATGAGTCGGCTGATCTTGTGGGCGTTGGTGTGCAGGATGTACCTGCCCGCGTCCATGGAGTGGTCGTTGACCTTGAGGGGCTTGTCCTCGCCGCGCTCGGTCGCTTTCGGGTCCCACGAGTAGCCGGGGGCCTCGTCGGTCCATCCGGTACAGGATTCGTGGACGCGGAGGCGGTCGGAGGCGATGAGGGAGGAGACGGTCTGGATGCCGGGTAGGACCGCGTTGTCGGCGTCGGCGACGTTGAGGACGCCGTCGTGGAACAACTGGTTGTCGAAGTCGGCCGCGGGGTCGATGAAGATCCACGGGGGTTTGATGCCCTTGCGCTCCTCGCCGGGCACTTGCGCGGTCGCGAGCCAGTCCTGGAGCGCCGTCGAGTACTCGGAGGGGGCCATTTGGCGGCCCGCGGCCGAGGCGTCGTAGCGGTACTCGTGGGTGAGGTAGACGCGGCGGATGCCGTCGGGGCTGGTGCCGATGCCGGCGAGGATCGCCGAGAACGGGTTCGTAGCCCCGTAGTCGAGTCCGACGCCCAGCCACGTGTCGATGCGCGGCAGCTCGGAGACGACGTGCCGGTCGGGGTCCCAGTGCTCGTAGACGGCGCCCTCGGCCAGGACCCACTCCCCGAGGACGTACCGGCGGTAGAACAGGCCCGTGTACTTCGTGGACAGGTTGCGGATGTAGTCCTCGGTGAGGGACGGGTTGTCGGCGAGTTTGAACGAGAAGCGGTGCATGTCGAGCGCGTCAGGGTTCTCGGACCTGATGATCCGGCCGTCGCGGTCCAAGTGGAGTGCGGCCCGCTTGAGGTACTTCTTCATCAGCCAGTGCGTGGGCGCCGCTGGGTTGGTGGTGCCGAAGAACTGCGCCCCAGGGACGCTCAAGCGGGTGCCGAGCATGTCGTAGAACGACTCCGGCCAGACCGTGAGTTCGTCGCCGTACGCGCCGGCGAGGGTCATGCCGCGGATCTTGTCCGCCGAGGACTCATCGTGCGCGCCCGCGACATAGATGGTGCGGCCGAGGAGATCGACTTCGCCGGCGCCGACCTTGAACTTGCAGCGTTTCGCGCCGACCATCTCCGTGATCGGGTCGATGATGTTGCGCTTCAAGGTGCGCTCGGTCTTACCAACCATCAACAGGGGACCAGCCGGGCCGGTGCGGATGTACTTGAGCCACTGCATGATCGAGGAGATCGTCTTCGAGGAGCGCACGGCACCCTCGTAGATGTTCTCCCGGGCGGTGGACAGCTGGACGGCTTGGAGCTGCTTCCCCTGGAGGGAGGCGAACCGCACTAGTCGCCGATCATCTCGCGCAGCCACGCGTCCACCGCGGCCAGGCCGGTCGTGTCCGAGTCGTGCTTCACGAGCTGCAAGTGCTTGTCGACCGAGATGCCCAGTGCCGCGTACGCGTTCCGGACCTCGGACAGGGGCGGGAGGTCGAGCTCGATCGACTCGAGTCCTTCCGATCCGTTCGCGACATGCACGTACTTCGACCAGGCCCGCTTGCGCAGGCGCTCGGCGTCCTCCAGGAGACCTGCCGCGAGCTCGGTGCGGCGTGAGGCCATGTCGGCCACGCGCGCGCGGGTCGCGCTTTCAGTGTTCGCGCGCGTGAAGGCGTCGGTGAACCCGTTGTCTCTGGCGATCTTGCGGACGGTGGATTCGGAGACGCCGTGGCGTTTGCCGATCTCTCGGCACGAGAGTTCCTCTTCGGAGGCGATGTCTTCGAGGACTGCTGCTCGGGTCTCGTCGTCGATGGGGGAGGGCATGTGCACCTCCCGGTGGGCGGACGAGGAAGCGGGGAGGCTGTTGGGCCTCCCCGCGCTACCCCCGGAGAAAAGACGATGGGTCGGGAGACACTGCTCTCGACCCTATGAAACGAATGTTCTCACGTCGAACATATTCGAGTCAAGAGGGGTCGGTGTGAAGTTGTGTCGGCCACGCATAGGCGGGTGAGACGCCGTACTCCAGGAGTCCTCGGTCGCTCATGTGCTCGATCTTGGAGAGGGCGACCTTGGTCGGGACACCTTCGGCCACAAGAGCGGCAAGGACTCCGGGGCGGGAGCTATCGGCCTGCCATGCGCGCGCAAGGGTGATGACGCGCTCGTCGTCGATGTCTGACCGCTTCATGCCGCCCACTCCTCTCGGTAGTCGAGGTGGGCGCTGTAGACGGCGGCGAGGAGCCGGACGGTGCGGCATCCGTCGTCGTCGCCGCAGATGGGGCAACTGTCGATCTGGCGGCATGGCTCGGCCGCGCATTCAGGGCACCAGCGGCCGAGTTCCTCCCACTCCCACACCGTGGTGTGCTTGCCCGAGGGGCCGTGCTCGCGCGCGATCGCCCGCTTTGCCGCGACCTCGCGGAGGACACGGGCCGGGTGGAAGCGGACGAGGTAGGCGAGGAGGTCGTCGAAGTCAACGCAGACGCCGTCCTTGATGTCGAACACGAGGTCTTCCCGGTCGTCACCGATTCGGGCCTCCTGCTTCCACTCTCGCTTGCGCGCACCAACGGACCACGAGTTTCCTTCGTCCGGGTCCTGTGAGGCGTTCTCGGCTGCGGCTTCGTCCTCTGCCAGCCGGGCGTTGAGGAAGTCAACGATGGAGAGGGTCATGAGGTCCCGCCGGGGAAGTAGTTGAGGTAGGCGGTGACCGCCTCGCGTTGCTCCTCGGTCAGCCCGTCCACGTCGTAGACGGCGGTGCGTCCGTTGGCGAGGGCGATGTGCACCGTGTCGTATCCGATCGCGATGCCTCCGCTGACGACGTCGGCGGGTTCGAGGCCGCGGGCTTCGGCGATGCGCTTCTGGAGTTCGCGGGTCTCTTCGTGAGCCTGTTCCGGTGTCATGCTGCCTGGGTCTCCTTCTCCGCCAGCTTGGCGGCCTTCAGTATGGCTTGCTGGATGTCGTTGAGGTGGAGGCGTCGGGCGGCCCCGAGCGAGTACAGGGGCCGCTTGGAGTCGTCCTTGCCGACGGGGACGAGGTTCCCGCGCTGCACCCAGTTGTAGACCTTCTTGACGGGCAGTTCGGTTCCGGTTGCGGCGGTGAGGATGCGGGCGATGGA